TTCTCCCGACTCCTCTCCCGGCTCCTCTCCTGGCTCCTCATCAGGTGCTTCCCCGTGCGAACCGTCTGAAGTCGGGCGGCGGCTGGGCCTGCGACGCTCCACTGCTGGATCCTCGGACTGCGAGCGGCGGAAAGAGGGTTCGTCTCGAGATTCGTTCTCATGCAGAAGAAGCTCAAGACTTCCATCAGTCCCAGTCTTGGCATCAGTGTCCTCATTTTCTTCATCCATGCTGCTGTCTCCGTTCTTGTGTTCTTTGTTTACTGGTGCACTCTCATTCGTATTATTTACCGACCCATTTTGTTGTGTCGATAATGAAGCTGCGTGGTCCACGTCATGTTTCTGTGTGATACCCGACTGCTCATTTGTTATGTCTTGTAAAAGTTGCCTTTTGTGCGCTCTTAAAAGAGCGGGTGCGTCATTCAGGTCAGGCGGCGTCGATACTTCACATATAAATGGATAAAGTGTGCAGAACAACTCTCTTTCTTTCTGTAATGCTATCAGTTTTGCCGCACTACCGCCTTGGTCCGGGTGCGCCCTCAACAAGCTTTTCTTTAATTTTTGTTTCTTTTTGAATAATGATATAACCTCACCACCTGATAAATCGTCGTTGTCTAATTCTTTTACTGTCCGTGAAAACTTCCGCTTAGACATATGTTTTCTTTATATTCTATATTTCCAGGAGCATGCGCAGGATTGACTTTAGTAGACAAGTCAATCCTGCGCATGCTCCTGCCCAACTCACACGATTGTGTACTCCTATGCGACTACATACTGACTACCTGCGATGCACTTACGTTCATTCTGCATTCGCTTATGGTATCAGCCTCATTATCAATGATACACTGTTCTCCAACTCTGTCCTCACAAATTACTACCACAAGACATGCTCTAAATTCCATAGTGGACCAAACCCACACGCTGAAGAGCCAAACCCCAACTCGTATGCAGCATCAAAATCTCTTTTATACGCCTTGTTTTAAAAGACGAGCTGCACTTTGCCACTAGTGTGTCATTCAACGTAATCTCGACGTTGTGCTTTGCGTCTAGCGTTATGTCTATTTTCGCTGTCTACGACAACAAAGCCCCCGACGGGTTGTCTCACCGTCAACCCTGCGTAAAAAACATTTTCAAATAGACGCGCTTCAAACCATAAATTAAAATAATGATATACAGTTTTGTATGAAGATTCGGGAACCTCTAACTGAGACCATTGGCATTCAGTGTTGCAAACGTAAAATATACGCTCGAGAATGTATGCAACACTAAGTTTGCGTCGTCTTCCCTGTGGGGTTCGTATCCGTTGAGTTTCATAACTGTGAACCGCATGCGCAATTGCGTTTCGAGTCGAGGCAGACTGCATTGGTCACTTCTCCTCTTAAAAGTCTATGTATTCTTGTGTTTCGTACTTTCGGTTTCGTCTATTCAGTATTTCTCAGATTTAAACTCAGAAAGTCTCTAATCCACCGTCGCCGCGTTAGTAGACCGAGCCGCCGGGGGGCTTCTGGAGCACCACCGCGACTCGTCCACCGATGTTGAGTACTATCCAATTCAAGTGGCCGCAAGCCGAGCCATCTTATCGCCTTCTGAATTTGCAGCTTTTTTGCCAGTATCGAAGGCACGTAAAGCTTTGTATTTCACGAAAAGGGCGTCTAAGAACATTTGCGCTTGTTCATCTCCATGGACTCTCTGAAAGCCTGTTATATATGCCTGAGTCAGCACAATTGTCACAAAGCACACAAATATGGACAATATCCAACTGGTAGATGAAGTGATCACAGATCCTAACGCAAGGGCTGCTATGAATGAGTACAACAACGTAATGGGCCACGTGGTTTTCAGCCTGTTATAACAACTAAATTGATATAGAGCCCGCACTACATCGTCCGGCTGTACTTCTGTAATGCCTTCATTATAACATCCGCGTATCCATGAGCTGTCTCCTAATACATCGGTTACAGGACCGTATGCATTCTGGTTCAAACACAGCACCATGCACGAACACCCCGTGAAAAAGAGTGCTAAGAGAGCCAATAGGGGCAGCCACTCGGAATTGTAGTAAATCAACAGAACCACGGTACCGCAGAGGAAACCTCCCAAAAGCAAATATTTCTGTGGCTTTCCATCTCTGTATGATATTTCAGCTCCGGGCCTATGCATGTTAGAGGAGAGCTCCTTCATTTACACATGACGTATAAACTTCGCTCGGCTCTCACCTTTAACTAGTATACCTATGTTAACAAAAATAACATGCATGTGAAAGTGAGAAAGCTTGACGTATTATCGCTCAAGCCCCACAGGATATGTCTGCTTTTAGGCAGACGCGGCTCCGGCAAGTCCGTCTTGCTGCGGGATATCCTAGCCAATTTGACCGATCGCTTTGACTTCGCCCTGGCCATGTGTCCAACGTTGGAAAGCAGTAAGTTGCTCAAAGAGCACATGCCAGAATGTTGCGTGTATGATCGATACGTGCAGTCTAAAGTAGATGCACTTGTGAAATGTGCATCGGAGTGTGCGGTAAATGGAAAGGCTAGAAATTTTTTGCTCATTCTCGATGATGTTCTCTATGACAAGACTGTCTGCCGCACGCAGTCTTTTAGGTATCTTTTCTACAATGGGCGTCACGCCAAAATTTCCTGCATTGTCCTATGCCAGTATCTCATAGATATTCCGCCAGATATGAGAGCGCAGATCGACTACGTTTTTACAATGAAAGAAAACACTATCCAAAACCGGCTTAAGCTCTACAAGATGTTCTTTGGAGTTTTTGCGACATTCGATGATTTTTGCGCGGTTCTAGATCGGTGCACTCAACATTATGAGGCACTCGTACTTGACAACACCCTTCAAACTAACACTCCGACAGATTGTGTTTTCTGGTACAAAGCAAAAATGGAGAATGGAGACTTTAGACTCGGAAGAGACATATTTTTCTCGCTACAAGAGCGACATAGACGGCTAGATATTTTGCAAACTGAGCTGACCTTTGATGATGAGATCAAACCCGGATCTCGACAAAAAGTCAAACTTATAGTAAGCAAAGAAGAAGACCAAATGAGCGACGATAATGAGCGCTAAAACCGCGTACTACTTGTATGACACCCTATGTAAAACAAGTAGTACCGATATATATGGCGTTGACAATCGGCCCCCTTATAGCCATGGCTATCAGCGGCGCTGCCAGTATTCCAGCGCAACATGCAGAAATAGATGCTCAGTATGAAAAGGCCAAACGTCTATGTCGACAAACACGGTGGAACCTTCACAGAACAGAGCAAATGAAGATGCTTACGGATTCTGTTGAAGCTTCGTATGAAAAGTACTACGGACCTGCGCTTGATATGGCCCAAACAGCAGAGCAAACTTGGCAACTATCTCAAGTTGCACTAGGATTAGACAGAAAGATCATGCTCGTGAACACTGGAATCTTAGTGATTCTTATGGTAGTGTATGTCTTGGTGGCTTATTTTTTGTTATTCCAAAAGCGGAAAACACTAACAGAAGCGTTTCAAGCTGTGTACAATGTTCATTTTCAAGACTAAAACACATACTCTGTCGTGAAGCTGTGAGACTGTCCGTGGAGTCGAAATAAACTCTGGTACTTAACACATAGTTCCCAATACAAGAAACCCACCCGTAATGCTGAGAACGGTAGGCATGCACCGCGATAACGAGTTTCTAGCGGGTGGGAATCGTCAGCATTCGACATATCCTGCCCGGGTCCTGAGTTGTTGTGGCATCCAGTACTATTGTGTGTGGTGGACGCATGAGAGATGGTTTCACTGTAACTCAGCGAGGCATCTTGCATTTCGTCTAAGGATTGCGACGAAGTCAAAGACACCGTGGTAATGGTATCATCATCTCCGGATAACGATCCGCCGGATTTGTGTGGCAGCGCGTTAGAGGCGCTGCTTGAGGTATTTTCCAGAATGCAGTAGCTGTCACTTTCGCGGCTGGCGCATTCTGAGGATTGGGTGCTGAATTCTTTGGCGGAGAAGTCGGTTGTACAGACCGCACTTAAGATGTACTTTTGGATACGGCACAATTGATGTCGAAAGGTTGCTACGGCATTCATGGTTGAGTCTTTACGCACAGTTGCTAAATACTGTTGTGGATTCAACGACAATGTCTCTGTACTTTTTGTCAAGGTTTATTCATCTTCATGTATACCGTCTCGTCGCTGTTATCGACTTGAGCTCTTATTCCCACATCGTCGAAATGAGAATATGCTATGCTTACCTGCACGTTTATCATGGCAACTCCCAATGCTAGAGGGTTGATGTGAATCCCGTAGGCAATTGGCAGAGACGTCGGATTGCCCCACCAGGCGCCTAAATTCTCTCGACACACCCCTGCTTGCACGCCAGTAATCACTATGTCTTGTAAGTCTATCGATTTAGACTTTCCAAGAACGTCAATCGCAGTGCATTGTCCATGCATGCTTGAGATGTTACTCATGTTCACAGCATGCAAGGCAGCATTAGAAGTAGCAGAAAGAGAGATGCCGCGCATGTCTGCGCCGGAATATCCGTTCAGTGAAGCTGTGGCGTTGCTCTTGCCTCGTCTGATAAGATACTGCATATACCCTGGGACATGCTTCTGAGTCACGCGCACAGGCATCGTGTCGTCTGTGATTCCTCGCTCGGCATTGTTGTGTGCAGCTTGAATGGTCACGTACTCTACAAGAAGATTGTCTATGCCATCGAGCTTGCACGCAATCATCCCCTTAGCGGTATGGTGCATACTATCTGCGTTAAAAAAATAAGAACCAAGGAGCCACTCCGGAACAGTAGCAACAAACAAAGTCTGTCCACTACCAGCTCCCCCAGCTGCCCACTGCAAAGTATCTTGTGTAATGGTACCGGCCGGTACATTTTCGCCCTCGAGAGCCAGCTGTGCTGCAAGGAGCTGAGCGTCACTGACCACATTCCCGACATATTCTGCAGCTGCATTGATGGTCAGCAAGTTGCCTGAGATTTCAGACACATTTTGTGTCTGAAATACCGCTCCGGCGCCATCGGTTTGAAATCGATCAGAATGCGGACCTACCCTCAAAGCCAACACTTCACGGATCCGACCCGTTAAGTTAGAAATACGGATATCACGCATGTAGACGTTCCTGCTAGGATACGGGGCCTCCATAGGGAAGCCGTTAATAGCAACGCCGCTGCTGTTCAGGATGATTCCGTAAGACGGTCCATCAATTTCGCCAGTTGAGTTTGTAAAGAGTGCAGCGGATTCTGGGTGCACTCGAGCGTCAATACGACCACCCGCAAGGAAGTCTTCAATTACTTCATTCAATGCTCCCCGGAGTTTATTGCGTATATCGCCGGCTGTCCGCACCACTCCGGCAAGACTAACAGTCCTCTCCTCCGGTAAAGTTTGGCAAATATGGTACATAAATACCCCTGCGGAAAATGTGCCTACAACGGGGCACTCCTGGCAATTGTGCGTGACATCGATGTTGCACAGGCATAAATTTTGTGCACCGTTCATTTGAATAGCTGCCACTTCAAAACTTCTTACACTTAAGTTTTCCAGCAGGACATCTACAGTATCGTTACTATGTACGCCATGATGAGACGACAATCCCAGTTTACCATTAATAACGGCCACTCGTTGAGCCGCGTGCAGCGACCCAAAATTTTGAGGTCCCTGCGGAGGGATGAAAGGAGCACTAGCTAACTCAATAAGACTATGAAAGCGCTGTAGCAGATAATGCGTCTTCCCCTGCTTGAGTTCATACCCGTTCAGATCGATAACTACGTCTTGAGCGCTGCATGCGATAGCCGCGAACCACCCCAGTCGCAGAGCTGAGGGAAAGGAATAATTAGCAATTTGCTCGGGCGTAGGTCTGAAGGTGTCCAACCCGCACGGTTTGTCGGCACGAGCACTGGGCTCAAACGTGATGTCTTCCTCGAGTCGAAATACCATCATTGCTGTGGACTGTGTCACCTTTTCGATCTCTCCATCTTTTCCTGTCCATACATACCCATTCTGCGTAATTTCTAGCATTCCTCTGCGAAAGTGCTCTTGCCGAAGGTACACGACAGTGCCGCTGTATTCGATCGTACGCCGGTGCTCTCTTTGGCGCTGTAATTGAGCAGCGTATTTATGTTTTGGTGCAGAGGATGCACGCTGACTCGTGGAGGAAACGGGTTTGTTCACTTCCTGGATGCTGTCAAGTGGGCTCTGACGCGAAGATGACGAAGTAGGTGGCTTACTAAGGAGAACACGATCATTGCACTCTTGCAATAGATCACCAGCGCACGAAGAGTAACCACGAACGGGGTTGGTCACGCGGGCGTTCTTTCTTTTACCTATTCGTGTACGTCTGCACGACTTCATATTTAAGTGCGGCAATGTTTCGTTTTGTTCAATGATCTACATTTCGATTGATCTCACGGATAATCGCAAGGAGTCGCGGTTAATACGGAACGCGACAAGAGGACCAACGCAGATCACAGCGCAATGTTCAGAGTCTGCCGCAACAAAACAGACAAATTCTTCACTATGCTATGCATCCTTTTCTTTGTTACCTTCCTTGTTGTTTTGACCGTTAGAATGAGGGGCGTATCCGAAACCCGTTGAGCAGGATGCGGCTCCACCGAAGGCTACCAGAGCGCAGAGGGGAGTACGTCTAGAATTTGTGAGCAACGAGATCTTGGAAGCTTTACGGCCACGATCGGTCGGATTTCTGCCGACTACGTCAAAACCGTGAACGTTTTTGACGTAGCTTGTATCGATGACCAAGCGGCCCTCATCATTCCTGGATGCTCTACTTGCGCATGAGTAAAACACGTCTACCATTACTTCGCTTTGGACCACATAGAGAAGTAATGGTAGACGGTCTTATAGGAAGCGCCGTTTACAGGGAGTTGACTCCATTGGCACCCCGTCCTGCAAACGAAGACGATGCGATCTAATATATCTGCCGTTGTCGGTTTCCGCTTACGTCCTAGATTTGGCCAGTTCGACCTTTTAGCTTCGAAAGCTCATATTGCGTGCATGAGTTCATTCTTGAGCTGAATTTGCATTTCGACTACAAGACCGTTCTTGACTTTTCAGACACATTTTCAGACGACCTCTAAACACAACACAAGATTTAACGAGCGGCACTACTTTGACAGAGTGAACGCAACATCTATCGAACCACACTCATTGTTGGAGCTTTGGCTCCGGGTGTCCGCACGTTTGGCCCGAGCGTGCCGGCGCTTGGGCATGACTGCGAATGCACAACACGAAGGTTAGGAAAGTCAAAAACTACCAAGAATTAAACTGTCCTCCGATTCGGAGGAGGACAATGGCAACGGTGACGACTAACAATATAAGCAGAGTTTGCACTCCTCTTTTTTGTTGCTTTCTCTCTACGGTCTTATCTGGAGAGCTCGCGTTGCTCTCATACGAACTCTCTCTGATCTTAGGTGGAGAGCCAGGAGGAGTAGCGTCTGGGAGTGGTGGACAGTTGCGCATAGAAGCTAGCATATCTATCATGAAATTTTCAGTTTTTTTAATAAAGGCAGCATCCACTTCACCGTGGGCTCCAGCTAGTGACGGCGCTCTTCCGTCGTAATAACCTTCCATTCGACTTTTATCTTTAATGCGGTCACTGGGGCTTGAGTGACCCCAAGGTCTGCGCTGTTTCTTGTTTCTTATGAGTATTTCTAATTCTCTTCCTCTTGGGTCATGGAGATACACATCATTTATGTGTACGTCGATCTTAGCCCCTTTAGATATATGGTTTAGATAAACATCATTGATACCGAGCGAAAAATGGCCCATGGCTTCATAAACCTCCCTAGTCAGCGTGGGATGACACCACCCGTCCCAACAATTTGACCGCATATAAATTATGCTTATTTTGGGCGGGTTTGCATCCCGGAGTTTGTCGTCCCACTTCGCCGACGCGACAACATCTTCATCCACAAACATAATGTAGTCTCCTCTGCAAATTCTTGCCGTAGCATTCAGGCGATAGCATATCGCTTTGTATCCGGGGCGAGGTCCTACCACGCATTTTACTGTTCCTGGATTCTTCATTTCGAGATCTTTAGCTATCCGAACCGTATCGACGTCATCGTCATCCACTATTAACATCATTTCCAACAAGTTATGCTTAGAAGTCTTTTCAAGCCAGTCATTTACGTTTACCGCTAAATTGGGATACTGTCGGGCTGGCTTCAGGACTGATATCATTTCTTATCACGCAACAAAAATTGGTCGTCAAAGGCGAGCCAGATATAAAGTAAGCGGCACAATAGCATCAGATGTCATAAACATCCCAAAGATTGCACCATAGGGGAAACTTTCCGTGTACACCATGCAAATAATAATCAATGGATTCGAGCAAAAAAAATGATGTACACTCCAACAGTAGCGAGCTACGCGTAGACGCCGACGCACTTAAATATACGGTCCCGTGCGACAAATGCACAGGTGTCAGTAACATCTCATCGAATGGTCTTTGCGGAACGAATGTCACCGTAATTGGCATTGGGAGGTTGGGATTGGGCCTAGCCCTCTTGTTGGAGGCAGCGGGCCACAGAGTCGTAGGGGTGGACGTGAACGCTGACTACGTACAATGCCTGAATGATAAAACCTTCGACTCCAAGGAGCCTGGCTACACAGAACTTCTTCAAAATTGCAAACATTTTACGGCATCGGTAGACGTGGACGAGGGTATTACGCACGCTGATTTAGTGTTCATCATGGTACAGACGCCGAACGCCGGTGGTGAAAGAATGTACGATCACGCCGTTGTCTCTACAGTTCTACAGCAAATAAATGATAGAAGGGTAAGAGATAAGCACATAATCATAGGGTGTACGGTCATGCCCAAATACATTGACGAGGTAGCATCCTTCTTGTTGTCGGATTGTCTAAATACGACAGTATCGTACAACCCCGAATTTGTAGCACAGGGAGAGATCTTACAGGGAATGCTAACTCCGGATATAGTTTTGATCGGTACTCACTCGCCTCAGGTATGTGCGATCTTGAAAGATCTGTATGCCAAGATAGTACGCAATGCCCCTACGTTCCATGTCATGACACCGCGGGAAGCAGAAGTCACCAAGATTGCTCTCAATGGCTACATCACCACGAAAATATCCTTCGCAAACATGATTTCGGATGCATGCGACGCTTTAGGAGCCGATAAGGATAGAGTCCTCCATGCGGTCGGCAGCGACTCCAGAATTGGTGTGAAATGCTTCAAATCTGGATACTCCTATGGAGGACCGTGTTTCCCCCGTGACACCCTAGCTCTCGCACTATGCCTCAAGCACTGCCATGTAAAGAACGACCTGCTTTTGGCAGCCGACGCGTACAACAAAATACACTGCGATGTTATGTGCGAAGCGATGCTACTGGAAGACAAGGACGCATACGTAATAGAAAACGTCTGTTACAAAGAGCACAGCAACGTTCCTATCATAGAAGAGAGTCCGAAACTCAAAATAGCTCAGAAGCTACGCTGTGCTAGCAAAAAGGTAACGATCAAAGACCAGGCACATATCCTCAACGAGGTCAAAAAGCAATACGGGAATATTTTCGCATACATTGAGAAGAAAGGCTGACTTGAAGAGGAGCTGACTTCCCATAGCTGGGTGTCGCACAGTAGATCTGAATAGTATTGCTTTAATGACGCATGTTGGGCTGGCGCTATCCACAGCAGTAATCCTCGCATAGCCGTGCAGTAACCTTTAGTTCTATAAACATAAGGCAGCTATATAATCAGCTTATTTCGGCTCGAATTCATTCATCGTCTATGAAGAAGCAGAGTATACTATCGATTGGAGTGCCCCCCTTCTCCACACTGTGCCATTATTCCAATCTATATATCCATTTGACAAGAATGAACCTTTAAAAGAAAATCCAATGGCGGATAGAAACATGCAAGTCATCTCAGCAATAGTTGTCGCAGATAAAAAGGTGAAATCATTCGCTCCGTTTCACGTGCTTTCGAATGGTACTGGTAGATATGTCCGGTGTCCTCTGTGCTCGCACTATTGAGAAGTCTTTGCTACTCAGAAATTCTTCTGCTCGACAAAAGGAATCGTTATTTTGATCTTCCCCTTGAACTAGGGTTCCCATGCCTTCAAAAAGCACATTTTGCGTTATCGTTTCGTATACATCATTGTACAAATAGACTTCGTCTACTCCTTTTAGACTTTCTATCATGATTAAACGAGCATCTTCATTGTATATGGATGGGCGTCCTTTCGTACGTATGACCGCCGCGTCTCTCTGTATAAATACTACAATGTGATTTCCGTGATGCTTCAATGTTTGTATTAAACGAATATGTCCAAGATGTAATAGGTCAAAGACACCAAAAGTTACAGCAACATCTTTCAACTTCCATAAACGTATGGGTGCATCCGAATTGCACGCACTCCACGGTATTGAAGTGGGGCGTTCTACCTGAGCATCAAAAGCAGGTTTGCTTCTTCTGTCTATGCAGTGCACCCTCTGCGGTTCTTTCGTTTGTTTCGATAGTTGTGTTTCGGACTGTTCCATGTGTAAGAACCGAATTGCAACCTTTTTGAGACCAGCAATTTGTAATACACTAACGAGGCCATGTTTGTAGAGGACTGTCATAGCTATGGGATCTACAGTAACATATATATCTAGGTACTTATTGTCATCCAAACTCGTCTTTAATTTGATGATTTCATCCACGACATTTTTGTGATTAAGATCAATCATCCATGACAATTCAGTCATGATAGTTTTTTCATTTATATCTTATATCTCACCTATAATTAAAACTAGGAGAAATGCACTTAGCTCGTGGAAGTGACTTCAATTATATGTTCCTTCCTACATCATACTTCTTTGCAGCCTGAGGACTTACATACTTTCTCATCATAATGCAAGTGCGTATATTTCAATTCGTGTGTACTATTTTTTCCAAACCTTATTTCCATGAAGTGCTTTGGATCTTGGGGTACGTACACCTCGACTCCATGTAAACTGGCAGGTAGCAGAGGGAATAATTTACCATTAGGAATAGGTTCCCTATTTGTTCTCTGTCTTAGTTGGCCTTTTACTAGCTTCCCATTTTTCATCCTTGTGTGATTAGCAATCCACACATCACCAGCTTCTCGACTGTGAAAAATTATATCTATCCAAGGGAAACACTTTGGCTTCCTTACTACTTTTATTAAGCGATTGTAACACCAAAGCAAAGTAATGTTGGGATTTATTGCTCGAATAGCCGGCCCTACGTCCGATAGCAATCGCGCTTCGTCTTCTTTTCTCATGCTTATATCCATGTCGTCGTCCCATGGAATAATGGCACCATTCCTGAGCCAGCCCAGACAAGTTCCATAATCCAGCCACCAGCGAACATTGCACTTGGCGCACGCTTCCGAAAATACTTGCAAAAGGTCAACGAGCTCGTCACGAAGGCGTGTGTGGCGGTCTATATAGGGCATCATTTTCATGATATCCAAGGGCACATCATAGTATTTATATATTTTGCCTTTAACTGTGTACACGAGTTCAGTTGATGCATCAATACGCTTATCAGATTTACTATAAGGCGCGGCAATAAGCTTATCATACATACGCCCGCTATTCCTACATGTTTTAAATACTACATGAACGCATAATAAACCCACACAAACGCAAATAACAATGAGTGCGATGACGGAAGTTGACGTCGGCATTTTATTGATAGTGCGAAACAATGAACAAGAATGCATATCCACGAAACAAGAATGCATATCCACGAAACGAATACAAATCCAAAAAAGAAGCTTGGTCCATGTCTATAACAATGGAGCCCTGTGATAAACAAATTAGCCAGTAAGTATTCATAAGAAAATAAAAAGTAATGGAATCCAGCTATTGTAATGATTTTTATAAATGCCCAGATGATCACATAGAAGGAGCTAACAAAATTACAGGCTGTCTGAAAAAGGACAACCCGCAATAGGTTTCGTATCCGTTGAGTTTCATAACAGTAAACCGCATACGCAATTGCGTTCGAGTCGAGACAGACTGCATCGACCGCTTCTCCTATTAAAAGTCTATGTATTCTTGTGTTTTGTACTCTCGGTTTCTTCTATTCAGCATTTCTCAGATTAAAACTCAGACAGTCTCTTAGTACGTACGTGCACGAGTCAATACCCATTCGGAGTAGAATCCTTGGTATGGGCTGCGGTAATGGCAGAGACAGCAAGTACTTTGCTTCAAACAGTCATGTGGTTATGGCAAACGGCACGGGCATTCTGCTTTTGTATGCGACGAAATAAGTATGCTCGCTCTACCTCTCAGAATCTACGAGCTGGACGTCATCCAATAGCGCTCGTAGATTTTGAGACAGCGATGCGGTCAGTGGTACAACAATGTAATACTACATAAACGATGCACTCGTATGCTCGCGTAGTTGGAGTGGGCTGCGTAGTGGTACTATGTATCGTGGCACTCCTGTTTTGTCTAAACTGTAATAAGCGGTGTAAGTCTGTTCCTTCGACTGATGTCGCGCTCTCGCCCGGCAACAGCTCTCATACATTGGAAACCATCTCACAGCTAGAAAAACGTACGGGACGGAAGTACGCATGTGTTATTCCGCCTCCTACACGATCAGAAATTGACGACATTAACATCTATCTGGTGAGGCATCCACAGACGATTCCAAAGAGGATTCATCAGATATGGATTGGCCACCACAAGGTCCCATGGAAATGGATTAATAGTTTTCGCGAGAAATTCCGAGCGGCTTATCCGGGTTGGGAGCATATGTTGTGGCGCGAAAAGGATATCAAGGGCTTACACTTAAAGAACAGAAAGTTGTATGAAGGAGAGCGGACATATTGTGGAAAGGCTGACATTTTGCGATATGAAATCTTGTATCAATATGGAGGAATATACATCGATGCTGATAGCGAGTGGCTTGGAACTCGTGACTTAGGGGAACTCATAGATTCCACGAACGCAACTGGAATCTTTATTGGACGCGAATGTATAAAATGTAAGGAATCTTTAGCAAATAGTGTAATAGGCTGTTCTACTCAAAATCCTATCATGGGTTATACGGTGCAACGAATGTTTCAGCACTACACAAGTCGGGATATGTGTGCGCGCAGGGCAGCTTTTAAGAAAACAGGCCCCTACTTTACTGACCAGATGTTCAGGTTCTTTCCCATCACCGTGTTTCCTTATTATTATTTTTACCCCGTATATTGGGGTGGACCCCCCACGGCTGCCAAGAAATATGATTTGGCTACTCTGCAACGCAAATACCCCAATAGTTATATGGCGCAGTACGGGTTCACGACAAATAACTTAAAGAGTACATGAGACAAAAGGCATGCATAGTAAAAGAACGTTAGACAAGCATCTTCGACTTTTCCATGCTTATGCTGTACGTGAAAGGCAGCGTTGGAAGCTAGATGGACACTTCACTCATTTACGAGATTGAATCTGCTGGTGTTTGGGACGATGGTAGTGGCACCTTGGCAAAGGGTTTTTGAGTAACTAAGGAGTATGATTTGGCGTACTAGTGCGTTCCACGCACTAGAGGCTGCAGCTTCCACCTCAAATCACACACGAGTTCATTTCGCTGCTTTTTTCGCAAGCCTCTAACCAAATGTGGGAGCACGACGTGTCAACTGTACGCAGTAAGCGTCACCTCTTTCTTGGCGGAGGAGGTGTAAAGACGCTGAGCTTTATAGGAGTATTGGATATTTTGGGACCCGTGCAGTGGAGACACATACATGGAGTATCTGCTGGAGCTATATTGGCCCTTTTGCTTGTTCTAGGACACACGCCACACGAATGCATGCGTGTATTCTTAGAGTACGAGCATGTACTGCTAAGTTGTCTGTCGTTGGGCAGACTATGCAAAGGAGAATCCCCATGCGATCCGAAAGTGATTCGACAAACTGTTGCGCATATACTTGCACGAAAGGGGTTCTCTGCAAACACAACTTTCGAGACATTGGCTAGCCGACGCTCCACTCACCTTGGCATAATGGCATTCTGTGTGGAGACATCCAGGGTCGTGCACTTTACTGCAGCGTCGCACCCGCACGTGTGTATCTGCGATGCGCTCACCTCGTCGGTAGCACTGCCTGGACTGTTCCCCCCATTTCGCCCCGAAAACGGCAAATGTTCTTACTACGACGCAGGCATCATAAGCAGCGCTCCCCTCTCTCTGTTGAATCCGACTGATACGTTCGCTATCATTGTGCGTTTACGGCCGGGTGTGAGTGCATCGTGTTTCCCAGAAACTGTCCATTTACGATGTCACTTTCGAACAACGATAGCTGTGGAGTATGCTCTACAGCGGGGCATGAAAATTCTTCAAGTTCCTCCCCTATCCAACGGGATGACTTTACTCACTCGCGGTCACAACTCACCCTCTGTGTGCATGAACATGGGGGTTTATTGTTTTGTGCTTTATGTAATTCGGGCGGAAACTGCAGGTCTTTTGATATTAATGCTTTGCTGTCAGTCCTTCTATGGACTGAGGCGAGCACATGGCCGCCTGGACTTGTGACGCTATATCTGCAGCATCCTCATAGAAATACTGCTCTGGATCCGATATTGCGTGGAGTCTCGCACTTCAGGAGCCTAAATGAAGATTCGCAATTTGAATTGTTTATACAATTAGCGCCTTTCAATAGTGACTCAAATGCAAAGAGTAGTAGCTTCTGGGTGCCATGGGCGTGCGTAATGAGAAATGCAGAGTGGGCAACGAAACTGAACAAAAGATGGTGTCCAAAGAATGTCCAGCTAAGCTTAAGAAAACGTAAAGATGGAGGAGAGGCGCTGAGGGGTCGCCCCAGGCGACTCGGCGCGAATACCGCGACCGTTGTACAGCAGATGTAAGTATACCCGAGAAAGACTATAATGAACACTCAAGAACAAGATGTAGAATTTGGGAATCGTATGTGAAGCCAAGACTATGCAAAATGTCGTGAATGTAGTAAGATTACGTTTTGACTACGTTCTTATCGTCGAGTTCATGATGCATTGGACAGCAGCCCTTCAGGTTCCATAGGTGGCGCGTTGGCTTTTCCATCTCCCAATCTACGCAGGCAGTACGCTCATGTACGATAATCCGTCGCGCATCGACAAGATAACCCGCGAGGCGGGGGGTCCCCGTTCGCCAGAATGGAGTTCTACCAAAAACGTGATACGGCCACTCCCCAAAAGATGTTTTACGATGTTGGCTCGTAGTATTTCAGGGATTGGCCACACGAACGAACTTGGCACTGCATACACCTCCCCTAAACATTGCGCATTGAGAAGTGGGCGGGTGGGATTTTGATGGTGTAGGCGCTTTTTTGGTGCACACTGCAAAAGATGAGTCTTAATTTGCGCCAAGCTCTTCGGCAATCTCTGTCAGCTCTGCATGCCCAGATATTAACTGATGGCAGCCAACACATGCGCATGCACAGAGATCGAGCGCATTACGCTGAAATCTCATGCGTCCGCATATTGCTGTCTACCTGCTTAGCAGCTCTTACTGGGGAAGTTCCTCCACCAGACGCTGCTTTTATGACGCCTGGATCTATCAAAGACAGTCAAGATGTAGTTTCGTGTGCAGCTCGTGAACTGCATGCCTTGCGAGAAGAAGTTGACGAAGAGCTATTGCATACTGATAATTTGCCGCGCTACAGCAGAGCAATCATTCAAGTCACTTTAGCTGAAGAAACAGCGGTCACGGAAGATTTGGAAAAGATAGAAAATAGGCACGCAGATGTTTTGGAGCGCACTTTGAGCATCTGCTCGGCTGAAATGTGCAATGTGCTCTGCACATCATTGCTCGATGCTGCACCCTGTCACTTAACAACAGAGCAACGAGAGCACATCGCGCGTTCTGGCGCAGCGCAAATCACTAGCATCGCGGCTTGTTGGCTTGCATGGTATACTAAGTTTGAGCCCGAGAAAAGGCCGCCGCGCCCCTTGGACATACCCCAGGAGGCCACCATCGTCTGCATGCAGAACAAAGCAGTCGGGAAATATGTGAACGCTCTCCGTAGGTGCATGCACCTTCGGAGACAGCAAGCACGAATTGTATCTATTATGCGAAGATTGGCTGCTGCGTCGAGAGTGTGCGACACCTGCGTATTTCTGCGTGATAAAATTTCGTACCCCTCCTCTTCTGCGTGTCAAGCGAGTTAGACTCACCTATGTTGTTGTCATGCGATATTTTGAGGCGCGATCAAACCCAGAAGCCTATCCGAGACGAGAAGGGCGGGGTTCACTCGGGGCCCCCGTCAATCGTGAAATGCCAGATTCGCGGGAACAAGGTAGACGGTGCACTTGTTGCGCGGTGCTTTGCTAAGCTCCGTTCTCTTCCGCTTACAGTACATACTCGTCTCGTCCCGGGCCAAAGGAGCGCCAGGCGCAGACTTCTGAACGCGTCTTTTCTTGGATTCCGATAGCGTGAAGATCATATCTTGCTCTATCTTGTGCATGTTACGGCGGACGTAGGGTATGACTTTGTATATGTCAGCCCAGCGTAAGAAATTCAGTTGAGCAACTGTTGTATCCAACCATTCAGTTGCGTTGGACGGATTGGCGAATCGAATTCTTTCTCTTCTGCGAAAGGGATCAAAGCAGCGTCTTCTGTAGTGACGCAACCAATCTTTATACAAAGAGAATAGATGAATTGCCCTGCCATCTTCGCAAATCACTACACGCGTCTTTTTCGCATAATTAGTGCAGCAATAATCCAAAAGTCGTAGAGAAACATCAAAAGAAGCGCTCGCAACGGGTACAAGCATACTGGTGATGGTGGATTCATCGAAGTATGACGCAATTTCACGGAGACGACGTACAAGGCGTGGATGAAGGCGCGATGGGTTGTAGTGGAATGCACCGACGATTGCTGCAGTTTGCAGTGTGTTGGACATGGTCGGTGGAGCTCTACGGAGTGGACAACGTGCTTGCAGGCTGCCTCAACACGCGCAGTTGCTCCAGCGCTTGAACCACGCGTTCACGAGAAAATGATTTCTCTAACAGAAGATTTTCGGCGCGAGCCAGCTTTTTGAGCGCATCTAAACTGTACCTACGGAGTTCTACCTCAGAACGAATATTATCGAGAGAAACGGGTATGTCTTTGATCAGTCCGGTCTTCCGACAGGAATCGAGTGTTATAGTACGCTCCTCTATGCATACGGTGTCGCTTATATTCTGAGCTTCTGCTGCTAACTTACGCAAAACCGCTGAAGACAATTCATCAAACGTCTCGCAAATCTCTTCAGGGTGCAGTACGTTCGGCGAAGGGGGGGCCGGGCAAGTCATCTTTTCATTAGACCACATGCGTACACACAAACAATGACCGCGTGTGTGAGAAATGCCCGTAGCAGTTTTCTGTTGGGTCCAAAGATTGCTTTTAAAGAGAGCAGCTTCCTAGAGTACTCAAACAAAAAATCAGAGAGCCTCTAAAGTTTTTCGGAATGTCTCTAGTTACGAGCCTTGGAGTGCCGGAACATCAAATATATGGCACTTTTGATCAATACTCGCCGAGTTCCCGTCAAGCCGTTAAAAAATACCGAGAATATTTGGTGCACACCTTTGGCCAAGGCAATCCGCAAAATCCGCAGAGTTTGAAATGGAACGGGGGCGCAGATGTGTGCAACACCGGGAAAACGGGAGACGATGTACTAGAAAGTCCCGCGGGGGACTGGACAGTGCAAGAAATTATGATTACCTGCCCACATGGGTTCGGGTACCCAACTAAAGGGACGATTCTAGACTGGGGAGACCACAAAACGCTACCTTTGGGGGTCTCAGCCCAAGAATATCTGCGAGCCAGACTTAAACCGGAGGAAGATGTCACGCATCGTAGCAGCGACGATGCTGCTAAGGAGTGGCACAGACATGAAATTATGGTGGAATTCCCTGGATCGTTTGTGACGGTTGGCGGCCCTGCCGTTCAAGCCGTCCAGGGCGCACACGGCGCACACCCACTGGCGCTGCCGTCGCCCGTGCCAACGTCCGTTCCAACCGCCACAGACCCTACAATGTTGCAAGTAGGTCAGGCCTCTAACAAAGAAAATTTGGTATCTACCTTTACTACATATACCAAAGCGCTAATAGCTTACATGCTTTTGGGAGAGCATTTCATCGACCTTATGAAGCGTCCTGCACTCGAAGAAGAGGCAACCGCTGTAGCTTTGTTCTCCACCGCTCAGCAGGATTTGAATCAAGCATTGAAAAAGACTATTCGGTCTCTCGAGCACTTTACCAGATTAGCGAGCAAAACCAATTACTATGCTGCAGTTGTGAAAGGACCCTCTTTTCCCCTAGCCCAACTCCAAACCATGATCATCAGCGGGAAAGGTCTCCAGAGACCCGTGCCAGGGGTTTCTGCGTCGTGGACAGATTCCACGAAATATACCCAACACTTCAACGATCTCACCCACATTGTACAGCAAGCGGCAGAGACACACAAAGTCGGCGATGGGAACAGCAACAACGCCGATGCTAATGCTGCCTATTATGCTCTCATGCTGTCCGTCAATGACCTACGACGATATATCCTTAACATTGTCCAAGCGACTCATTTCCATCGTGAAAGGCGCGACATCAAACGCGAGCTGAGTCTCAAGCACAAATTTAATGCGGAAGCAATAAATAGCATACCGCTCCTGGAAGCCCATCAGCAAAATTCACCCGCAGGCGCGCATAGTGTGCAGGCTTCCGATGTAGACAAGCTCACACCTGAAGGTATAAGAGTGAAGGAAGCAATGGAGAGTAATACTGAAAGTGACAGTGCACTCTTAAAGGCTATGCTGGCGGCCAACGATAATGACCACGCAGCTGTATTCAATGCGCTGGGAATACATGATTCGGTAAATGTGAAAAAATTAACCGAGGAGTGGGAATCTACCGGTGCAGATCCAGAGTTCCGCGAGAGACTCCACGGAATTTTACTAGACATCTCAGAGAATGAAGAATAGCCTACCCTCCAGAAATGCCTAGCGTTACCGAATGAAATCGCCTCGAGAGCATCATTATCTGTGTTGACACAGGTCGGTGTCTACACAGATCACACCACTACTATTACAGCGATATCAACTTTATCCCGTAACGTTATTGCGGTGTCCTTCGATACTCTCACTGTTGAACTCGAGGGCACCGGTTCGCTGTACCTGAAAACTACAGCGACGTACCGCAAAGCGATTCTCGCATATAAAGAGTAGTAGGTAGTAGCTCTCATGGAACGCACTCTCTGTTTGGGTTATCGATACCTGGATAAGTTGCAGAGGAAACAGGGATCGTGATGGGTCCACAACCCGCGGACCCACAGAGACTCATGATAGACTCTTGATTTTGCGGGACGGTATAGTGCCAAAGCGGAGGGGCTTTTAGTTGACCGATGGGACCCTCTTGCGGCAAGCCAATACCTATCTGAGAAACCGGCGGCATGAATCGATTTGGGGCAGGTCTCCAACTAGGCCAGCCGTTGTCTATATCGTCTCTGTAGTATCCACGAAAGCAGCCCCAGTTGGTGCAATACGTGTTATAGTTGGTGGTCATTTGATAGTCGCAGATTAAATTGTATCTCCTACACATCGAAGTGCATACATATTTTTGAACATACATAACAAATGACACGAGCTATAGTAGTGGTATTCCATATGGTAGGTTGCCCCCACTGCCCTCCAGCACTAGAGGCCTCGAGCAAAATCAAAACGGCGCACATTCTTCACATCAGATCAGATCATCCAATTGTAAAGGAGTTAGGCATAGCGTCCTTTCCCACTATTTGGGTGTCACTCCCCAATTCATTGTTCGACTATGGTGCAAAGCCGCGCGACACTCCCTCGCTGGAGCAGTTCGTGATGGACAAAATAAGCAACAATAACCCGTTCTAAAGTGTAATCTAACACTTATGTAAGTGCTGCCATCGTGTCGCTGCCAGCAGCGGGTGCATGTCCAGGAGAAGCCTGAGCGTATCCGCGTTGGCCAGCGTACCCCACTAACTCAGCAACTCGGTACGACGCATTGAAAAGTGCAGTGCCGTTATCTGCGGTAAATCCTCCTTCTGTTGGTAAGAGTTTCTCGATTGCCTTTTTTAAATCATCGGTTTCCTTTGCACTCGCTGTGGCCCCCGAGCCAACTGCGTACTTTTGCGGATTCATTTCTTGATCATACGCTTCCTCGGCCTTGATAAAATCTGCATTTAGCTTACTTCTTTGCATCCAAGCGAGCGCAAGGGGAGTAAATGTCACCATGACCAAAAGGAAGTAAACGATGGTTCTGATTTGCATGAGTCCATTCATCAATCCGGTAGCATTTGTTGGCCTTTGACAATTGTCCCGGAGGGGAAGTATTGCATATGTGTCTAGGACATATACCCCTCCCCACACAATGGCGCAAAAGCAGATTAACCAGACCGCAATCCAGTTTTCCCACGCTACCAAGTCTTGCGGTTTCTGAGGTGCTCCGCTGTGACCGTCTGTGGCAGAACCAGAGTAAAAGGCAGGCATGGTGTCTATGATGCTCATACCTTTCATAAGACTCTGACGGAGTCTCCAAGTAAAAAGCGCTCCTGCACCTACAAAGACAGACACTACCAGCGGACCCATCTTGGACACACGCTTGTCCGTGATAGACTGGCGACATTTACTGCCAATTCCGATCACAAAAGTCAACGCCGCAAGAAGACCAAGAGACAAAGAAGCAACAGAAAGACTGGATTGCACCACTGTCTTAATTGTCGTCTGACCGCCGCCACTGGCGGACGGATTGGGGTTGTAGTCGGGGGGGTCGTCCGACATATTGCTTATCTTTAATTGTCATGATTCTTTGTACTCTGAAACGCATGAGGAAGACTCGCACCGCTGGACGGTTAACAAATTTTATAGAACGTATGAATAAACTATGGCAAGACACTCTGAACTGTTTGACAGTACGCCAAACGATTCCGATGATAATGTTTCTGATCAGTCGCTAGGAGAATGGTCTGACAGCAGTGACGACAGTGACGACGACACTGCTGATGACTATCAGCCGTCAATGAAGAGCGATGGTAAGAACACACAACAACTTTTTGCTACAGCACCTATGCAATCTTCGGTGCACACAATGCTGACTCACCTACAAGAATGGTGGGAACACTCCGAACAGCTACTCCAAATGATGGCGGCAAAGCAGCTTCCCTGTTCTTCTCTTAAAAAGATGTCAGACGAAATAGATACCATGTTGGATAAAGCAATTTCTAAACTCATCGAGACGTATTCTTCCGACCCCTCGGTATTTCCTGTGGCGGCAATAATAAGTACTACACGAGCAATTAAGAAATATTTGTTTCTTAAAGTTGGTGAAGTGTGCTGCCAAGTCGGGAAAGAGGACGCCTGCGCGAAGATGGCTAACGTCTCACTAGTCAGTCTTAAGAAATTCCGAAACTCAGCCACTGACTTTTATGACCAGCTGCTAGCACATTTAGTGCAAAGCATGGAAGCGGCGACCACGACAAAAGACGATGAAGCCTTTTCAACACCCGATTTGCAAAACTTGCTGTCTGAACTGACAGTGCACTCTTCTATGCCAGACGGAAAAAAAGCCACACAGAAACCGACCAAGTCGAAAACATCTCCCAAGAAATCCCCATCGTCAAAGGCTGCAAGAGCCGCATAACATGATAACTATGCCATGGAAATATTCGACAAAGGAAAGTATGTAATAAGCAAGGATAGGAGGTGTTATGCGCGCAGGTGTGGAGGGATGGATTCTGTCCGGGAGAAAATACAAAATGTAATGACAGTGTAAATGCGCGCTAATCGTTTTGAATGGGATTCCATTCGCCAAGGTGCAGCCACTCCAGAGAGTGAGTTTTTACGTCTTGCTGCAAGCATAGCTTTCCAAGTGAAGACTGCAGCTTCCATGTGCATTCGCAACGGCGATGACAAGCACATCCGCGAAGAAATGCAGAGTTTAATTCGCAGAGTAGTTCGGCAGCTTGCGAAAGTATTGTCCAATCCTAACAGGGACTCCATGACTGCCGCCAACATGTTAATGTCTCCTCTTGCGCATATTAAAAGCTTAAAACACGAGGAAGATGAGTGCAAAGCAGCTATGAAGGAATGCCAGACCGTGGTCAGGCGCACATGGAGACGTATGCGGACTCTACAGAAAACTAATGAGATTGCTCTTCAACAGGAAGATTTACTTCGACACTCTCTAGCATACGATGAACAGCTCATAAAGAAAACGAATGCATTGTGGAACGAGGCTGCAGAGACTGCAATGAATCACAAAAAAGTACAGCTTCCGAAGGAATTCAAGAGTAGTAAACTGCGCAAGGTGCCTTATGTGACATTCGCTGCGATGGGTCTTGCAGCTTTAACAGCAGGTGTAGCAATAAAGCACATATCACACAGAAACGGTAATCGCAACGAGACATGTGACGATTTTCGCAATATGAGAGAATCAGTTTCTAAGAAACATAATGCAATCGAAGTGGAAATGGAAATGACACCGATATCATCGACCATGACTCAGAGACGCAGCAAAAAAACATAAACGCGGTTAGCATTACACCGCTTAATGACTCCACACGAGGACAGAGTCGCGACAAAAACATAAAAAGCGCTTAAAATAAAAGCAGGCCACGCAGGACTCGAAGTAAAACAAATTATGAAACACACTCAAACCACTATGACTACTTATGGAGACGTATATAACTCATGAATCTGTAAGCTATAGATTCAAAGACAACGCTGCTTACTCATAGAATGCTCGTTTTTTTGTTCATACATCTATGTGCAGTGTAATGTGTTGCCAAAATATAAGATCACAATAAATGGAGAGAGGTACATCAACACCACTCTCCCTGGTATGGCGTCGATCATCGTGATTCCCACTCACATTTGGAGGTCGAAGCTTTCCTTTCTGTGGCTATCTCTTTCCACAGAAAAGAAAGCTTTGACCAGTAACAGGCTGTCTGAAAAAGGACAGACAGCAACAGGGCCGCTTCACACGCCCGGGAGCATGACAACAGCGCTGCCATGTGAGAGCCAGCTATTAAAAAAAGCCTACCCTCAGGTGTGCAAGTGTCGAAACACAAGTTCTCACCCGTCAATCAGACAATGTGAAACAAGTAGGTCGCAAACGCTATGGCAACCATGTTTCGCGCCGCATTGATATCGCGATGCCAATGCAAAGGATGTCGACCTGCGCTATAACAAGTCCGACACACGATGACGCTGTGTGCCTTCTTACCGCCAATGCCATCTTACCGCCAATCTGCTTCCCTTCCATTTTCAAAAAGCATCTGGAGCATACCTGAGAGGTGAAGGCTTCGTGTATCAGTGTAACTCTTGCCCCGTGCACGGTTGAAAGCAGCTGATGTAGTCGAGCGCTCCATCCAATTTCATCAAGCGTTGACACAATAAGTCCAGCGATCGTTCTTGCCTCGTGTAATTACCAAATCGCAGTCTGCGGATGCATGGTTTCTCAGAGCGAGGCATCCGGCGTCCAGTAGTGGCAGCGCATGGGAGAGGTACCGCAACCATCGCAGATTATCCAGTTCTTTCCTCGTAGGCGTACACTCTGCTAGTCGAAGCAGTTTAGAAGTTGCATAGCCCGGTAGCTGGCAGGAGCTTTCCGGGCACTCTGACTTTCATGCGCGGAGCTCCGAGCAGTCCTCCTTTTTTTATCTGCTGCGAATCCTTCACACTTCCATATTTATCTGTCCAAGGTCGATAGACACACTCCAAGTGGCTTCCCGAGTCATCTTGGACTGCTGGGTCCCAAGACGTTTCTCCCGTCCGCAAAGAGTGCCGCATGGCGCACTCGCGAGCGCAGCTTCGCTCCTTGAAGGTGAGTTTGCGTACGTCTGTCGCGAAGATCGAGAGCTCTTGCTGAAAGGCCTTACGGAGTAAGTTATGGAAGCTCTGCGCCACGCGCGTCCAGGTATTCGCCATTAGAACTACGACTATTGGGTTTATCGTATGCACACCTGAGATGCATAGGCACACTGAGATGCATAGGCGCATTGAAATGCATAGGCACATTGTGATGCATAGACACCTGACTCATCCCAGGGCGAACTTTGAGCGTTTCGTAGGCCTCTTGCACCCTAGAGTCAAACTCCCGCGGTGCTCCGCGGGAGTTTGACTCCCCAATATCTTGATACAGTGTAGCCACCAGGTCTGAGTCGTTATATCCGGAAATCTCCCGGAGGCCAGCTCACGGATGAGAGTGTGCTTGGCGAGGAGTAAGCCTCTAGCCACGCTGTATTGCACCCCTCTGGTCGCATCTCCGATCGCGGCACGTAGGTCAGGAGAAGGTCTCAACAGCCTAGCTTAACTTTGATTGAGATGTCTCTGTATGTCTCTTCGGCATCTAATCCTTCGACGCTCTTGTGCTTCCTTGCCTTCGGCATCTGCCATCGGCATCTGCCATCGCCAACAAATAATACGGCCGCGTGAGGGGGGGGGGCACTCGCGAGCTGCTCCCTGGACATATGCGACTGTGATATACAAAAATGGCAGGGCTTCGCCTGCGTTCTCTGTGGAAGTGCAAATTGCTAGAATCTGCAAACTACAATAGCGGAGAGAGCCAAAAAGTGTATCGAACACGAATTCTACGAAATTGAACCAGAAGTCCAAAAGTCTGTTCTACAACGTATCTTCCTCCATATACATCTTGTGTGCGGCGTCTGGGAATGCTAGCTATGCTAGCTATCAAGCCGTGCTGCTGGCAGACGCTGCGACAGTGCGAAGCGTCGTAACCTTTGCACGCAAGTAATTCCGTATATTTCCCGCCATGAATCACTTTGCGCTGGAATGTTTCCAGCGTATGTTTGAGAGTCAGAACGTCGCTCTTGTTAGCTCCGTGCAAGACATCGCAGAGGGGAGTACCTCTAGAATTTGTGAGCAACGAGATCTTGGAAGCTTTACGGCCACGATCGGTCGGATTTCTGCCGAGTACGTCAAAACCGTGAACGTTTTTGGCGTAGCTCGTATCGATGACCAAGGGGTCCTCATCATTCCTGGATGCTCCACTTGCGCATGAGTAAAACACGTCTTCAATATCCTTGCTTTGGACCACATAGCGAAGTAATGGTAGACGGTCTTATAGGAAGCGCCGTTTACAGGGAGTTGACTCTATTGGCACCCCGTCCTGCAAACGAAGACGATGCGATCTAACATATCTGCCGTTGTCAGTTTCCGCTTACGTCCTAGATTTGGCCAGTTCGACCTTTTAGCATCGAAAGCGCATATTGCGTGCATGAGTTCATTCTTGAGCTGAATTTGCATTTCGACTACAAGACCCTTCTTGACTTTTCAGACACATTTTCAGACGACCTCTTAACAGGGAGATGACACAGTCGAATTGATGCAACGCGCGTGCTCACTTTGCGCCCCCTGCTAGAGCCTGCAGCTGGAACTCAAGCATTGCAACTTTGTACTCTTTTTTCCTTATCTCTGCGCCATGCGCTGCTTCTGTTTTATGATGGACATCCTCCAGTTCGAGGATTTGTCTTCTACTTTCTTCCAGTAGAGTAGAAGATGTCCGAGCAGAAGCTTCACGATCAACCAAGCGCTCCCTGAGGTCTTCTGCGCAACGTCGTGTTTTTGCGAGGTGTTTCAAGTCGTCTTTGTGCGATTCGCAGGCGCGTTTGTTAACCTGACTTTCAATTTCCAAACGAACTCTCGTTCGTTCACTTTCCACTACCTTCTCTCTGGCTTTTTGAAGTTCGAGCAGAGAGTGTTCGTGATTCTCGCGCATCGTGGCAGATTTCTCAGCATACTGTTCTGTATGTCTGCGCTTCAGTTGTAGGATTGCTCCAGAATGTTCCTTCTCGGCTCTTGCTAGTTGAGTGCGCAGCTCCTGTGCTGCCTCTCTTTCTTTCTTCTCTTCAGATGAAAGCATTTTTTCGCGACACTTGAGCGTCGACACTTCCATTTCTTCACTCGCAACGCGGGCCATATCTGTTTCATGACGGCCTGCAAACTTGCCTTTGGCGTCCTCCAATATCTGCATCATGTCTTGCTGCATTTCAGTGAAGCGGAGTTTTTCGGTTTCTTCTTGTATCTTGAGCGACTCACAAAGCGCAGCATTGCTAGACTTTAGCTCTGTTATCTCTTGAGTGCAATTGTTTGTGGTTCTATCACCTGACTCTGCACTCTCAAGTCGTCTCTTGTCTCTCTCTTCCAGCACCACGGCCAGGTCGCACGAGATACTCTCACATAACCTTTTCGTTTTTTCTAGCTCACTCTGTGAATTGCCCAACTCATAAAGCAAGCCATCTGAGTTTTTTCTTTCAGCCTCGAGCATTTCACTTAGATCTGCAGGAGGAGAAACCACTGTCATCAGGGAAGCGTTCAACTCTACGCGAATCTCGTCGTTTTCCTCCGCGTATTTTTGGGTGAGTTCACACTGCGCTGCTTCCGACGCTTGTATGGCTTCCATCTCGCCTATTAAATTCGCCGAACAGCGCCTTTCGCATTCTACGCATGTCTCATACATTAAGAGACAGGAATCATGCGCACACCGCACACCGACTGTTTCATGCGCGGTCCGCATAAAACATTCAAAAGCACATAAGGGGTTGCGAGATTTTTTAGCACTTTCAATAAAGTCTCGCACCCATCGTGCTTGCTCCGCAGTATTTTGAATAGCAAGAGCATCTTCTTCATTCTCGCACATATTCTCAACTTCCAGGAAGAATCGCTCGCTCCATACGGAGTTTCCCACGAGAGAATCTGGTAAAGAAGGTCGTCTGAGCTTGATGGAGTCTGGCGGGCACGGTAAGCGACGACTGTAGTTTTGAGCTTCGCGGCGAACTTCAATAGCAACAGCTTTGAGCGCTGTACCTAAGTCCAATTCTAACAGAAATGTCAGACTGTCACTTACGCAAGGACAACTCCCATCATTCACTGCTTGAATGGCCCCCAGGCAAAGATGCGCCAACACGCTGCCGGTTGCGGCATGTCCGCCTAAGGTTTTGACGCGCGCTTCGGTACAGAGGTGCATGTGAAATTTTGTCAACTCCTGTACAAATTCAGGGCGCAGCGCCTCGTTGTTGAGGGAATTCAACCTGCGTAAATTCTCCTCGTCTGCGACGGGACGTACAAGAGTGAACAGGCTGCGTTTCTCGAAATATGTTCGCAGTAACTCACGAGCTTCCCCCTTGCCCTTTTCGGAAAGACACTGTTCTAGGTATGCGTTGGGCGAAATTGTCACTCCCTCCGGATTTTGGAGCAGGAGCGAAAAGTCACGAAGTACCCATACCAAATCCGGCGTCTGCCACACGTCATGCGATTGACGCTGCAACATTTGTGCGGCGTGCGCAATTACGCCTACCTCTGAGAAGCATGCTTCGTCAAGTGCCCCCACGCTATTAAAAACAAACACAGACGCCAAGGCCAAAGCAATACTTATGAGCTTCGCATCGTGAGCTGGGGTACCTTCGGAGCTTCCAGTGCCCTCACTATCCAGTATGAGAGCTTGCGTAGAGGTGCCGGACAAGCGCACGATTTTAGGATAGGCCCAGAGTCCTTTTGTGCATGCATTTACCGTGCTCCCTGTTGTGAATCCTCTGTCCACTGGCAATTGGAGTATCCCCCTATTCAATAAAAATGATTTTCCTGTGCGATATCTCCCAGCTACCACAATGACTGCTAGTGGCATAGAGCAGCTGCGCAAAAAGTGAAGGCCTTCCGCATGGCATTCGTACTTTCCGCTACCGTTGTCAACTACTAAAGGAATAGGATCAAGTGCGTGGTCTTCATCGCTCGCCATTTTAAACAACTACTAAAAATGGACAAAGAGGACAACAAATCCGCGTGCATCACTAGTTTTACGTATTACGGCACAAAGGTAGTCCGGATGTGTCAACGCATGTATGCTCTATATTCGTGCAGTGGCGCTTGCTCTCTGTAGCCATTTGTCATTCAGATGTAGTCAATAGGAAGAACTTTTGCAGCTGATGATACTCTCTTCCACTTACAATTCATCGCGTCTACTTCCGGGTGATTTGCAGCAAATGTGCAAATCATTTCCTTGTGCACTTTCCATGAGCCTCTGGCAAGCCACAACCCAAATCATATGAGAATGCAATGGAACGTGGAAACGGCGAGAGTTCTCTTTCTAGAGCAGCAAGGCACCATGCAAACCAGCGCTGACGCTGAGCAGCGGAATCGATAAGTCCGGGAGAGGGCGCAAACTTGTTCTGAGTGCTGGGGTTGCGTCTGCGACATTGGTATGGACAGTCATAAGGTTTTTTGCCGTTCCGTACACAATAGTCTTGATCTTTATTGTATTATAAATGGCACTATGCCAAGTTCAGTTAGATCGCTTCTCAATGAGATTAAGCCGATGGACGAGAAGATGTTTCTAGGGTATCACCATCGAGATTGTAAGGAGGAATGGAATACAGATCACAATTTGGATGTTGTCTGTGACATACTGGACTTATACATGTTGTTCAAACGGCGAACTTTGCTAGCTATTGCTTCTGTAGGAATCGATTTCATGTGCGTATCCTTGCTTTTTAAGTGTTGTGTAGACATGCAATACTTATATGATGGAGAGGCGTACGAAATTATAGAACATCTTCCACACACAATTAGAGTGAAAGACATTTTCAAAGATCTGTATGAGCTGTGTAGTAAGATGATGACAGCTGCAAAGCGCAAATGCCCTAAGGATGAAGACTCGTGTATACTTTTTGAATGTTTTGATATTGGCCACGACAACACTTATTCACGTTGGGCTTTTGGGCTATTTGAACTATTGAGTTCAACTTCTAGAGGTGACGGATATGGCGCCAAATCGATGGGTTCCAAAATATTTGCTCACACATGGCAGCAATTCACTGATGAGAATGGTTCAGAAGTACAACCTAATATTCCATTGTATGATCTTTGCAACTGTGTGAGTAGATCATTATTCACGGCAACTACTGTCGATATGTTTTTAGACATGAATATACCGTTTAGTTCCGAATGTGGCACAGAAAGCACAGTGCGAAAAAGAAAGGAATTAGGACTAGATAAGTATGCTCACGTGCAAGCTTGGCACTCGAACAAACCTGAGGATTTTACAACTTACGATCATGATATGGCCTACTATCTTCTGATACCTCTAGAGACGCGCATCGATATGCTGACAACATTATTCGAAGCACCAGAATTCGAGTCTTGCCGAGAAATGTACATACGGAACATGCGACTACTTCAACATAGAATACGTACCATAATACAAAGTTATGGAGAACGTACTTCAAGAGGAGAAATACCACCTCAGGTCCAAAGACCCCGTCATTCAAAACAAGCCGCAACAAAAGCTCGTCTTACGCGCATGCAGCAACGAAGTCAGAGGTTTCATCTGAAGCCCCAGAAAATGTAATGCTCTTTAATCGGCTACTAGTAGAGAGCCAATGATCATGAGCTGTCGTTCGGCGCATTTTATTTTATCGACTGACTCAGGTTTATCCTTGGCTCTATAATAACAGGCTTTCTGAAAAAGGACAACCCGCAGCAAGGCCGCTACAACTCCCGAGAGCATGACAACAGCGCTGCCATGTGAGAGCCAGCTATTAAAAAAGCCTACCCGCAGGTGTGCAAGTGTCGAAACACGAGTTTCCTCCCAACAATCAGACAAGGTGAAACAAGTAGGTCGCAAATGCTCACTGGCTAAGTGCTGGTAGATAGTAACCATGTTTCGCGCCGCATTGATATCGCGATGCCAATGCAAAGGATGTCGATCTGCGCTATAACAACTCCGACACACCATGACACCGTGTACCTTCTTACCGCCATTCTGCTTCCCTTCTATCCTCAAAAATCATCTGGAGCATACCTGAGAGGTGAAGGCTTCGTGTACTAGTGTAACTCTTACTCCATTGGCATCCAGTTTTGCGAACGTAAAATCTACGCTCGAGAATGTATGAAACACTAAGTTTGCGTCGTCTTCCCTGTCAGTCTCGTATCCGTTTTGAGTTTCATAACGGTGAACCGCACGAGCAATTGCGTTTCGAGTCGAGACAGACTGCATTGGTCACTTCTCCTCTTAAAAGTCTATGTATTCTTGTGTTTCGTACTTTCGGTTTCTTCTATTCAGTATTTCTCAGATTTAAACTCAGACAGTCTCTAAGCATCAATGAAGCTACTAATACGAGTCGACTTTACTCTTCCCTTCCCATCGCATGGGATTTTACGCACAACGAAGAACTCAACATTTCGCAAAACATGGCAGTATTGCACTGTGCCACGATACGGTTTGCCTTCTTTGCAAAACACAAGAAGGCCTGGAAGCAATATTCGAGCACGCTTATACGTTTCAAGAGTTTAAGAGTCGAAACTATATCTCCATCTTTGATTTTTGATTTGGCATCAATGAACACGTCACAATACCGTACGAGGCTTTGTGGATCGGTACTTTTTTGATGATACGTGCGCGTCATGCAAAACATTTAAGTCGCTGGGTTGCTTTCTGTTCGTACATAGACGTCTCGCTAGAGAGAGCATACGAATTTTGCTGTCTCAAACCCCGTGTGGAATTGAAACCCAAACCCGTTGTTGTTCCCATTCCCGGACTGTTGAAGTCGGTATTATCGAACAAATTGTTCGAAGGTCAGTGTATTAGGTTGCTCAGCATGTCACCTTCAGCCAAAAGACCAGCAAACTGCGCAGCCCCCCTGTTGTGACTGACAACTTTGCGCCACGAGTGTGCGCCTATCACAATTAAGAGACCGAATCCTAGCGGTATAAGAGCCACAAGCATGTCGGTTGTTCTATTCTGGTGAGCATCATTAGGGTCTTCTTGATAGGCTCCTACAAACATGACAGTGCTGATGATGCTGCATATTATAAATGCAATCCATGCAACAACTTCGTTGATTCTAGCGCTAATTGTTCCTACATTTTCTTGAAAATCACCAAAACTGCCTCCTTGATTCTTTGTAGTAGGTGCGCTTTCGTTTGTTTCGGTCATTACTTTATTATTTAATGTAAAGGAGAGCAACCGTCGTGAGTGCAGAGGTTGTTGAATCCTGCAACGCCACTTGCATTTGTAATACTACACCAACTGCGGGCAAGAGTTAATGCTCTTCCCTCATTTAAATTGCTGTCTATGGACACGAACACTACCATATCGTTGCTCTGTATCACAATTATCGCGGTGGTAGTATGGTGGTATGTCATTGAGATACAGGATTCTCTCTCCAAAGGATATTCGCCCGCCGCAAATCCACAACTATCGCACGGCACCAGTCCGCAGCAGAACGAGTATGTATGAGGTTTGCGTCCAATGTGCGCTCAAAACACGAGTGAGCACGTTGGACTGTTAAGAAATATGCGAGCAGTAATTGCTCATCTCATCGGAGAAGATCCTGCAGTTCCTTATGATGCGGAAAAATATACCCTCCAACGCGCAATAGATGGATCTCTGCATGTGGACGCTCAAAATCAAAGAAACAATTTTAAATTGGAGTCCCAAGATCATGCTCCACGAGTATATGGTTCTCCCATGCAGGAATCGGGAACTGGAGAAGCGAGACACCCCCCCCCCAACAGCCAAGAACCAGCTTCTTTAGGTTGCTGGATAGTGCCACCCGAAAACTATGAAATATCTGGAGCGAGGCGTCAACTAGCAACGGATGCAGTGCACCCTAGAGTACCACAGCAGGTGGCGGCTGGCTTGCCCTGCACAGCCCCTAGCAATACGAGCGCCAGCTATGAAGCAGACATGTTTTTGACTCCCTTTGATCGCTCACAAGACATGATAGCTACAGGGTCCTTAATTAACACATACACAGGAGAAGTAGCGGCGTGTTTTGAAGATGCTCCGCCGCCTCCTGATCGAATCGCAGGGGACACTGTTCGTGAGCGCAAAGGCTCGCAATTACGCCTCCTAGCAGCTGAAGGCAACGTGCCATCAAGCAGTCGCCGCAAGAAAGAACAGGAAGACCCCCTGCAGCCCGGAGATGCAGGTGCAATTGTCCCGGCTGCGTCCCATCGCATCGGAGCAGATGTCCAGATGGAACGGGCTGAGAGAAGCGAGAGAGATCTGTATTTCAACAGAAATGAATTGGCCCCGACAGAATTAATGCAAACACGCAATCCATTTGGCTTTGACGGCTATTCCAATCGACTGCGAATACAACCGTTCATGCCTACCACACAAGAGCTAGACAACAAGAGCTGGATACCAAATGCAACTGCTCGACCGTCATCTACTGCTCAGCCTCGAGCAGCGCAGCGCTTAAGTCAAGATGCTTTGGGAGGAAGAGAGGGTCCGGCTGGTTGTACGACTCACACAGAGCCTGGTAGTTTAATGGCCAATGTTCGCGTCGAGGATACCAATCGAAACTTGGAAGGACAAAGTGCAAAATTCAATTTGTGCGCCTCGCAGCTCTATGGAGCGAGCGCACAATCGACCCAGCTTGTATCTCTCTCTCAACCCGACTCTAGACCACATGACCGAGGGCGTACTGCAGTAAACACTGATGTTGGTAGTGCGGTCATGTGTGCAAGTCCGGACAGTGTTCTGAGCACGCTCAAAGGTCATACTTGGAATGAACGCATCTCTACTCGAGCAGACGTCTCAAAGCAAGTGCAGGGGGCAGTCCTTGCTGTTGGAGAATCATCGCAAAACAATTCTGATTCTGTGCCAGGCAACAGCGATGGACGTGCAGCTGCCCACGAGCTTCCTAGCTTTGTGACGGGGTCGCTCGTGGTAAATGAGGGGGGGCGCGGAACAACTGCATCGAGGGAAGCGCCTACACTGGCGGTAGCCCCGGGTTTCCGCGTAGCGAGTGAAACTCGCGAAACATACGGTGGTCGCTTGGAGCAGCAGGCGTCCACAAGCTTGCCTCAGATACCGGTAAGCCGTGCAGATACTCGAACCAGTGCTCTTGACAGTGCAGCACTCAGCCGTGGTCTTGCCGTTCCTCATCACCGCACTGATGCTCCGCTTAATGCATCATTTTCGTGTGTTTCCGCTCATCGTCCTAGTGATACCAAAGAAACACCAGTACCAACTGTACCCCGCAATGCGCGACCGTGGTGCACGTCCGAACCGCTCGTAAATGCATCTAGAAGACACATCAATAAGCCCGAGTGGCTAAACACGGACAGAGCTACAGCGTCTAATGTTTCAATGGTATCAACGGCACCAGCGTTGCCTGCATTCGGCCACACGGCCCATCCGGGCTCAAAACATGCGTTTTGGCCAACGAGTCGCGATAACGCCCCCCATTTTCCTGAACTTGCATCAGTACAAACCGCGGAGCAAGCCATTCCACACAATCGCGGTTCCCAGGTATCGCGTACTCGTGAAGGAGCACTGCAGTTGGATAGCTCCGCTACAGCACAAACCGCTGAGCGAGACATTCCACACAATCGCGGTTCCCAGGTATCGCGTACTCGTGAAGGAGCACTGCAGTTGGATAGCTCCGCTACCGCACAAACCGCTGAGCGAGACATTCCACACAATCGCGGTTCCCAAGTATCGCGTACTCGTGAAGGAGCACTGCAGTTGGATAGCTCCGCTACCGCACAAACCGCTGAGCGAAACATTCCGCACAATCGCGGCTCCCAGGTATCGCGTACTCGGGAAGGAGCACTGCAGTTGGATAGCTCCGCTACAGCACAAACCGCTGAGCGAGACATTCCGCACAATCGCGGCTCCCAGGTATCGCGTACTCGGGAAGGAGCACTGCAGTTGGATAGCTCCGCTACAGCACAAACCGCGGAGCGAGCCATTCCGCGCAATCGCGGCTCCCAGGTATCGCGTGCTCGTGAAGGAGCACTGCAGTTGGATAGCTCAGCTACCGCACAAACCGCGGAGCAGGCGAAATTGCTCTTTCGCAGCGCCGAGGTACAAGAGGGGGTTAGCAGTGCGAGGTGTAATATTCCGCACGTGGGCTCCGCACCTCACGTTTCTGCTAAAGAGAACAGGGAAGAAATCATTAATCAACAAGGTTTGATGGGCGCGAGTAGCGACCAAACAAGCAATGCGGCGTATGCTCCAATCTCCACGAGAGAGCAAAAAACGCAACCAGAGAACACCAGGGCGTACGGCTCGAACTATTTCTGTGACACAACTGCAACCGGGGACAGAGTACCCGGCGCAACATATGTGTCCGGGAGAATGGCAAATACAGGGACTGAGCACCTCTACCATGCTCAGATCACAAACGAGCGTACCGCTAGCGCTGCCCTGGCGGCCAGTGTAGATTTGGCTCAACAGAGTGTAGAAGAGCATCCAGCGATTGGCGGAGGTTCTGATAGTGTCACTTTCATGGATGTGAGCGCAAGATGCCCCAAGCGAGCGCCTGAACGCACGCAAAACGAACGTTCTGGCTCCAATTGCAGCAATTACTTCGACGCGCATGCGAGCTATACTGGTTCTCAGAACATGCGAACCCATCGCAAGCAACCAAGTGAACCCCAATCTATCCAGGGAGGTGCTGCAGATGTAGCGCGCCGTATAGATTCGGGGACGCTCTTCGTGAGCGACTTGAGGGGGTTACAAGAGATCCTGCCGCCTGTTGTTGCGTTAGTCGGAGGGGATGTAATCATGGATCCCATGCGTAGATTTGATGCTGGTTTGCGAACGCTCAGGGAAGAAATGGAGGTGACGCCCCAAATCATATATGCAGATCAGCGACTTAATGAACGAGCTTCTATAGGGCATTTACATTCACCACATAGAAGAGAGCTCCGAATAGTCCGGAGTCCAAAATCAGCAGTTCGCGTCAGGAGTGGGCTTGCACAAACTCTGTCGGGAACCTTGTCCTCGCGTTGCGAGGAGATAGTTGAGTAGGCGGCAGCACAGCTGAAAGAGATATTGACCCGACAGGAGAATACTCTTCGACTAACGTCATATGATCGTCGCTTCTTTCTTCTCCTGCCGCAGAACACTCGCCGAACGGATCTGCGCTGGCAGCGGCTGGGCATTTTTTCTGTTCGGGACTTTCACTCCGCGATGATCCTTGGGATTGTCCTGGAGAACATGGGTGTGGTTGGTCCTGACACATTTCCATATTTGTGTACACTCGCACTAATTTGTCCCCCATGTTCATGGCTATCACCGATCGAATAAGTCCATCTTCACACTCGTTAGGCAATATGAGTACCCCATAAGAAAAAAACAAAGATGTGGCACAAAATTCGTGGGGTTCTACAGGATCCACGCGAAGCAAGTAACGCAAGCGGGGGAGCAGATCCAGGACAGGCGTACCGTGATACCATTTTGTACACTTGACGTGCATAAAACGGTTGTCAGCCGTGCACATCTCCACACTTTCTTGGTGTTCCAGTTTCAGTAGCATACTGTACCTTTAACAATGTAAAACCTGATAATTAACACTCACCTGACGACTTCGCTGATATCGATCACTCGAAAATGAAAGGATACGGTCTCTCAGTATGCGCCTCGGATTATGTTGCCGCATACTGAGAGACCGGCGACGATGACATGCGATGATTTGCGAGTAGTAGAGGAACGGCAGAAGTCCGGCCAGAGAATCTCAGAAGTTTCCTTTTCGGGGGGCGACCAGAGAATCTCAGAAGTTGCTGTAGTTTTTGTCGCTGCGGCGAGTAGTATCGCAGAGGCCGCCTTCGTAGTATGCGGCCAGAAGACCGCAGACGATTATCAATAGGAGACGGGTATGATGTAGAGGACGGCAATGACCCAAGATTTTGTGTGGGGGGGGTCAATTGACCTGGTTGTTTCAAGAGGGGAGTTGAGGGTTGTATTGAGGACTGCGGGGCAGAGGTGGCGGCTGCCGCGGAGACACGAGGCGTTGATGTAGAATAAACGGACGCGGAAACATGGGGTACAGCTGCTGGGCGCTGGGTGTTGTCTGGTGCAGACAACGGGCGCTCTGACTGAGCTTGGGTAATAGCTGGCGGAGTCTGGGTAAGGAGTACAGCGGCGGGTGCAGCGGCGGGTGCAGCGGCGGGTGCAGCGGCGGGTGCAGCGGCG